CGTGCTATTAGTGACTATCTAGTTGTTTGTGATACAAGCAATAACACACCAGCAACAATCTCAGCTAGAGAATTGTTTATGGACGTTGCAATTGTTCCAATTACTGACGTTGAATTCATTTACATTCCTCTTGTAATCGATCAACCAGGAACTACAGCAATATTCCCTGTGTAATAAGATGTTATGTAATAACATTAAACCGCCTGCGGGCGGTTTTTTGTTAAATAATTCTATTATGGTATTAATATGAAAATTAATGAAATAGAAATAGATGATTTAGAACCAGGTGACAAGCAAGAGTTTGTCCCATCAAATACAAATGTATCTCAATCATTCAGTAAATTTTTAGCTAATTGTAGCGAGTCTGTTTCAGAGATGAAAAAGGCTAACCGATTTTTGTATCGCGGAGTCAATAGGCCGGTTTCTACAATTTTTGTGGGAGCAAGCAGAGGCGATAGACGGAACATGGGAACTCCAGACGATGTTCAAGAAACATTAGATGATTACTTGTCGGGCAATGATTTTTCTGCATTAAGATCAAATTCTATATTTTGCACTGGAGACAGAATGGATGCAGGCGGCTACGGGGATGAATATTTAATATTCCCCATTAACGGATTCAATTTTACATGGAATCTTAAAATACATGATTTCACATTGTGGCTAGAAGAAAAAGAAATTTGGTCATTCGAGGAATACTTGGACAATCATCCAAGCTTCATCAATTCATTCAGGCAAACAGATTTGGCTAGTGCAATACGTTCTAAACACGAAATTATGATATCTGGTTCTTACTATGCATTCAATGCAGAAAAATATGAATCATACCTTAGGAATGCATTACTATGAAAATTAATGAAATCGGTAGTATTAGCAGCTATGATTGGGGTCAGGAAGATGTTGACAGAGAAGCTAAAACTATTAAAAAGAATACTTCATCTCGATCAGCACCCGGAAAACCAAAACCTAAGGGTGATTTTGGCAAACACAAACTCGTCCCTGTTACAGGATTACCTGAGGGATTTTACTTGACATATGAAAAGAAAACCGAGGGCATGGGATATGTTAAACATGAAAAATTCATTGTGGCATTAATAGATGCTAGACAAAGTATGGAAAATCCCAACATTGTTTCTTACATGTGGTTCACTCCAGAAACACTATATTTCGGCGCACCAAATTATTCTAGCATTACAGGTCTCAAAGTTAAATTGTTAGGAACAACATCAGAATATAAAGGACACGGCTATGCAATACAAGTCTATAAGATGCTTGTGAATCACGGGCAAATTTTGTTTAGTGATACTTCTCAAACTCCAGATGGAACAAAACTTTGGGCGAAACTAACAACTAGTAATGAATTTTCTGCCTGGGGATTGGAAGTGGATGCAGCTAGCAGCACATCAGATTTACAAAAAACATTGGGCCCAATCGATACATCAAATTTTGATATAGTCAAGAAAATGGTATTTTCAGGATATTACAATCAATTTGTGTTAATTCCGAAGAATGACACACAGACAATAGAATTGTTAAAAACTAAACGTCCGACTTGGTGGAAATAGCATGCTATTATGATTTCTTATAGATTTGGATAAATATTTGAATAGAGCCCGTTAAGGAGAAATTTATGGCCTCAGCATCATTAACTAATTTTACAGTGCCTTTGGCGTCTGACCAAAGCTCCACTACGCAAGGTTTGCTAATGCCAAAACTGAAGTATCGTTTCCGTGTTACTTTTCAAAACTTTGGTATTAATTCAGATACAACAGAATTGACTAAACAAGTCATTGACTTTACACGTCCAGCGAATAACTTCAATCCTTTCGAAATCCCAGTTTATAACTCAAGAGTATATTTGGTTGGTAAGCCAGAATGGGAAATGGTTACAGTTAATTTGCGTGACGATGTTCAGGGTAATGTTTCATTGCTAGTTGGTCAGCAAGTTCAACGTCAGTTTGACTTCTTAGAACAGTCTTCAGCAGCTTCAGGTGTTGATTACAAGTTTGTTACTTTGCTAGAAATGCTAGACGGTGGTAATGGATCATTTAAGCCAACAGTTCTTGAATCATGGGAACTAGATGGTTGTTTGATCGCATCATTGAATTATGGTGATTTGAACTACGAAACAGCAGCTCCTGCTACAATCCAGTTACAACTTCGTTTCGATAATGCACTTCAAGGTGCTGGCGAAGGTATCGGTGTCAATGTTGGTCGCACAACTGGTTCAGTTATTACTGGCTAATTTGTTTTATGCTATACACAAAGCGCTCTTCGGAGCGCTTTTTTACGGCTATAAATACTAGATAGGATATCCCACAATGGCTAGTATCAATAACATTATATTAAAAGATTATGCACATGCAAGTGATACATTTGTTTCTAATGACTACGCATTAATACCGAAGCAAACGTTTCTATTTCATGTATATTTTAATATCAATCAATCTGCGTATGCAATCGGAAATGATAAGCAAACTGAAATAGGCTTGATGGTAAAGAGTGCTGACCTACCTAAATTTACAATTGATACTAAGACATTAAATTCATACAATCGATGGAATATTATACAAAGTAAAGTAAAATATGAACCCATAGTAATTAGAATGCATGATGATAGTGCAGATAGAGTTAGAGATTTTTGGTATAGATATTACAGCTTCTATTACAGAGATAGTGATTATAGTCCTGCATTATATCAAACACCATATAAGTATGGTGTGATGCCTTCTCAGACTTGGGGTTATTCACCTGCAAATAATTCTACACAACCATTCTTGACTTCTATAAGTTTGTATAGTCTATACGCAGGGAAATTTACTGAGTATTATTTAATTAATCCTGTTATTGAAGCATGGGAACATGGTGAACATTCATATGCAGAAAATGGGACGTTGCAAAATACACTAAGAATCGGCTATGAAGCAATTCATTATCGAACAGGGCAAACATCTTCAGATACAGTAAGTGGTTTTGATATTATTCACTATGATGATAGACCAAGTCCATGGGATCCTGCAGGTAATCGTTCAGATGTTATCACGGATTTGAATTCACAACTAACAAGTGCGTCATCAGTATTGTCTGGAATTAATACAATGACTAACGGTGCATCTAATGCATTGACAAATAAATTGTCAGGGATCGCGGGCGGCGCAATAAATTCCCTGACAGGCGCTGCTATTTCTTCTGGATTGTCTGGTTTAAGTTCTATTTCTAATTACTTATTTCCAACTGCAAACTTTTCAGCGTCAGCAACTGCACAAGCTGCTGCAAATATCAACTCTGCAAGTATTGTTTCAGCAGGAGATAGTAGTTTAAGTGCTCTTTCTGGACCTGCCTCCTATGTAAATACAGCAGTTTCTTCAAATGGATCAGGTATCGGGTCCACGGTGGGAACTTATAACTTTACTATGAATGATGCTGCTGATAACTCAACTGATAGTAGCTTATTTTAATTATGCCAAATCCAACAAATATACCAGTTCAACAAAACAACACACAAGCCTTCTTTGACAATTTAAATTCTCCAGGAACTCAACCTACTGTTAGTGATGGGGAATATGATGCAGTATTGAGTTTCTTTGAAGAAAGAACAAATAATGTAGAAGCTGCACAGAGCCTAGCATCTGCATTTTTACAGGCTTGTATTACTCAAAATGTTCTTCCTGTAACTCAGCTTGACTATTTTAAGAAATTGTCACAACCCAATGTTGATATATACTTAGCAATGTTTTTTAATAATACCCGTTACGGAACAAGTTTGTTAGGAGTGAATGCTAATCAAACAGTTAACTCTTACATCTCTAGGACGATTTTACCATAATGGCAAACAAATGGGCAAAAGGTCAATTTATTCCTAAGAATCCCGAGAAATACGGTGGCAAAGGAAAAATTATATATAGAAGTAGTTGGGAATGGAGATTCATGCAATTCTGTGATACCAATCCCGCAGTTCTGACTTGGGCAAGCGAATCTGTTAGAATTCCTTATAAGAATCCATTGACAGGAAAGAATACAAGTTATGTTCCGGATTTCTTAGTTATGTATGTCGATAAGAATGGTCAGAAACATGCAGAATTAATAGAGATTAAGCCCTCAGCACAAGCAACAATGGAAGCAGCAGGAAAGAGTATGAGAAACAAAGCGTCAGTAGCAATAAACACTGCAAAATGGATCGCTGCTAAAGCATGGTGCAAAGCACAAGGTATTACCTTTCGTGTGATTACTGAAAAGGATATGTTTTAATGAGTAAAAAATTAGAAGATTTATTTAACTTGTCATCTTCTGAAGAAGCGGGTGATGAAGTTGAAACAACGAAAGAAATAAAAAAAGTTGATTTGACTCAACTACGAGAAATTGATAAGAATATTGATAAAATCGATATCGCATTGCCATCAGTAAGAGACTTAGAAGCAAGTGATGAAGAAATGGATGAACTTGCTCAATTGTCTAAACAAGCATTCAACGATTTGCTTGATATGGGATTATCAGTTGATCCGAGATTTGGTGGTAAGCTGTTAGAAGTTGCATCATCAATGATGACGAATTCGATCAATGCTAAGACAGCTAAAATTGATAAGAAGCTTAGAATGGTTGAACTACAACTTAGAAAAGCTGCGCTTGATCAAAAAGAGCGCGCATTAGTATCAAAACAAGGGCCAGATGAAGAAGAATCTACATCTAAAGGTATAGTTATGGATAGAAATGCTCTTTTGAAAGAACTTTTAGACCAAGCTAAAGACAAAAAGAAATAATACTTTGAACTAAATATAAGATATATTTGAGGTTATTCCAGAATGATCAAGTCCCTTCATCAATACATTATAGAGACAAAGAAAACATATCATTTTCGAATCAAGTTTGCAGATTGCAAAGTTGATGATTCTTTTAAAACTAAGCTAGAAGATGCGTTGAAAACATATGATGTTGTCAGTGTCGATGGTCCTAAGCACGAGCCTATTCAACTAGTGCATCCTGATTTCCCTAAGATGGGTTCAGTTGATGTATATTCAGTTGATATCGCTATCAATTATCCAGCAAACGATTCTACAATCAGAAATCTTCTGAATCAGAAGATGGGTGTCCCGTTTGATCATATGATGGTTCTTAACAAACACCAAGTTGATGCAAATATTGATTATTCTGAAATTGCTCGCAGAAAAACTCCTGCACTTACGGATCCTAATCTAGAACAAGCTGAAGGTGACGCGCAAGATTTGGTGGGTGAAAAGCGTGTTGATGGTATTAAGAAAAATATTCCAACTCGTGAATATGAATTTGATGCTAGTGACATTCCCAACAAGAATCGTACACAGACAACTAATGATCTGCCAATGGGAGACACAAGTCCTATAGGAACACATCAAAATGAGATTCCTAATCCATTTAAGAATAGGAAGAAATAATGTCAGGTGATATCAAAAAATTATTAGAGAGTATTGATTCTATTTCTGAATCACGTTATCGCATTAGAACTAAAGGTGCCAATGCATATGAAGTTGTTATCAATGGCGGAGAGCACGATGGTAAAGTCATGCTTCTCACTAAAGATTTAGCTAAAGCTGAACGTGCATTGGATAATTTTGAACAAGGTTATAAAAAATCAAAAGCTGGCCGAGAAGAAGAATGGGCTAAGAGGGACAAAGAAGATTCAAATCAAATCAAATTTGAGTCTGAGTTAGGTGAGCAAAACGATTTCCCTAGACAAGCGATGGATTACGGCTCAGGTATGAAACCTCGTACTGAAAGCGATCATGCTGCTAAAGATAAATCAAATTTTGAAAATGATCCACGTTGGTCAGAATATAATAAACTGCAAGCTAGACAAGAATTCTCACAAGCTAGAGAATTGATGAATCGTATGCGTTACGAACATCATATGGACGAATCTGTGAATGAAGGCATTTTTGACATATTTAAGAAAAAAGATAAAACTGAAATGTTACCTCTTGACGATGCAGATATCGATTTGATCAAAAGTATTGATTCTTCAGCAACGAATAGATTTAAGGATCACGGGCTTGATATGGACAAGCCGACATTTAATTTAAATGCAACTCATCGCAACGATTCACATACAGGTGGAGTTGATGTTGTATATTTTAAACACCCAACTGAATATGTTATCGGTATTCAACCATACTATAAATCGAATGAAAGAACACCAGGCAATCCGGCAGGCTTGAAATATGGTTCTTTTATCACTAAAGGATTCAGAAATGCAAATGAATTAAAACAGATTTTTCAAAATCTTGCAAGTAAAATGAATTTAGAAGAATCTGTCAGGGAAAATCATACTATGAAAAAACAACAAACAAATGAAAGCATGTGGGACGAAGATGTAGGAACAGATCCAGTGGTGATTTGTATGCATAAAGACGGCCACAAAATGTATTTCAAAGAGTTTCATGCAAATGGAAACTATTACTGGACTGCGGATAAGGGCGAAGCCCGAGACTTTGAATCAGAAGATGCAGCAAGTGACGCAATCAAAATGATTAAAGCACACGATCCAGCAGTATATAAGATGGGATTAGTGGGCAAGACTCACGGTGAAAAGCCATATCCCATCTATGCTGAACCTATGCACGAAATCGGCGAAGACGTAGATTTCTCTGCTGAAGCAAGCCCATTGACTCACGGTATTGATAATCTTAATGTTGGGCATGAAGTTGATGAAGAGTCCAATGTTGTGTGGAAAGGTCGCGATCATAATGGTGAAGTTACGATTTGTAAGGAAAATGGGTTCTTTTGTATCTATGATGGTGATGAGTTGGTTAGCAATAACAATCGAACATTAAATGGTGCATTAAAAGTTTTATCGTATGAACGACCAGACTTAGAACAAGTCTCTGTTATGGATGAAGATTGGTCAGCGGATGAATACAATCGTCAAAAGATGATCGATGCCCCAAAGTCTCGCCAACACAACCCCGTTTCTGCTCCTGGAAAACATTCTTATATTCCTCGTTCTCATGAATTAGAAGAAGAAAATGATAATGGTCAAGACGAAATCATTCAAGATTTGAGCGGTAAGCTTCAAGGTCCATGGCCTCTAGACGGTGATCGTCATGAAAATGAAATGGAAGACAGTCCAATGCAGGCTGATCCAGATTCAGTTATCGATGAATTTTATACTTCAATGCCGTCTAAGCAAGCAGGAAAGAATCCTAAGCAAGTTGGTGAATCTGTGCTGGCTGAAAAATCAGCACCAGGTCAAGAATCTTGGATTAAAGCTAATAAGAGCAAGTTTGTAAAAGAGTATGGTAAGAAGAAAGGACTTGAAGTTCTTTATGCTACAGCTTGGAAGAGAAGTAAAAAGAATGAATCTGTAAATAACGATGAACAAAGTCAAGCATTCGAATCTATGTTTGCTGAAGCAATGGAAGATAAACCTATGACTAAAAAAACTAAAAAGATTAATGAAAGCTTTGATTTAACGCAAACAGAAGATACCAAGAAGATTGTTGATAGCTTAGGCTCAATGATGAAACTTGCTGGATTGCAAAGTCAAAAAGCAGAATACAAACCATACGTTGCAGAAAGCGAAGGTGATGTATTTTCTCGCATGATGGACTACTTCGATATCGAAGCACCTAAAAGTGAAGAAGGTAGTGGTGAGGATAGCGGAGAAAATTGTGGTGATGACGGTGATACTGAAGTTGTTGCAATGTCAAGTGATGGTGAAGGCCATTTCTCGGGACTAGCTGACAACATTAAAGCACTTGCAACTGGAAAAGAACCAGGTAAGCACTTCGGCGGTTTAGCGGATAAGCTAAATGCATTGAAGGATGGTGAAGTAGAAGAAGAAAGAGAAACACCTGATTTTAAAGGAATCGGCGATAAGCTACGTAATCATTTCAAGAAAGATGAATCAGTAACAGAAGGTGATAATTGGTGGTCTGACACACCATCTGGATTAGGTGGGCCAACTGGCAATTATGCATATGACGAGCAACCACACAAGAGATGGGGGGACGAGGAAGAGCCGTATTTTAGTCGGATTATCAAAAATAATCTTAAGAAAAAACAGCCCACCAAAGAAATCCCACCAAATAAGAAAGATGAATCAGTTAATGAAGATTTGAGTGCTACATTGACTATGAGTAAATGTGAAGATGGCAAATCAATGTCTTTGACTATCACAGATCAACATGGTGACGAACTTGATAAGCTTTTATGTTTGTCTGGTATTGCACAGCCACAAGCTGTTGCAGTAGTTTCTGCACATATGGAACCCACAAACGGAGAAGCACCCGCACAAGCTGAAGGTGGTTATCAAGGTGCATATGAAATGGTTGGTGAAGCTGATGAGAAGTATGAAGATCCAGATAGCGAACCTACTGGTGAATACGGCGATACTCATGAATATAGCAATCGTCCCAAGAAAGACGTGTATGATCTAGACACACAGCTCAACAAGGGCTCTGATTTGAACGCACCTAAGGGTCAATATGCTAAAGAATACGATGGTGATAATCGTATGGATACTGCAAAACGTGATGCAGCATTTGAATCTAAACTTTGGGCAGAGTATAAAGGCATTAAATGAGAGCACATGAGTTTGTCAGGAAGCTAACAGAAGCTGATATGCATCATTATCATCATCAGGCCATACCAGGAGCTAAAACATTTCCTGGTATGGGCCAGTCCTACGATATGTATAGATTTTCTATTGCAATGGCTGGTGCGCCAAATCATGAACATCCGATAACAGATGGTACTGACGCAACTGACAATCCCGCTACCATTAGTTATTCTCAAGAAGATGAAAATAAAATTAATGCAGCACTGAAAGCAACAGGAAGAAATAGCGCCCAAGTATCAGGGCGAGGAAGTTTTGAACCAGAAGATACACATAAAGTTAGTCCTATGCTACCATTCGCTGGAGTGAAAAGGAAGAGTAGTAAGTGAAAGCAAAAGAATTCATTATTGAACTATTTGATAAGACAGTTAAATGGTCCACAGATTCGTATGGTGATTCGAGATTTGATGTTAATGGAATAGAATTTTATGTTGAATTTACACAAATCGGAAATGATACGCTGTCTATTATATTTTCTGATACTTCAGACGATAGTATAGAAATAACAGGTAAGATGGGAAACGAATCTCTTGTGGTGCTTTCTACTGTAGCCAAAATTATATTGCAAACAATTTCATCACGAAAACCAGAACATTTTAAATTTACAGCAGATCGGAGCGAACCTTCAAGAGTTAGTCTATACAGAAGATTAGCAAAAAAATTACCACAATTATTGCCATATAGCTTAGAGATTGGTGGTGAGTATGGCGAAGAAACTTTTAAATTTACAAAAAATAATGAAGCAATATAGAATCACCTCAAAAGATATTATGGGGATAGGTGAAATTGGAGTCCCAGACGCTATTCTTCCACCAGATGATCCGGCTTGGGATATGATTACTGCTGATAGTGATGCGCCTTCAAGCATCGTTAAATCCATTCAAGATGCACAAAAGGGAAAAGAATGAGAGCCCACGAACTTAATGAAGATTTTAGAGATTGGTTCAATAAAGATAAAAAGGATGCGACTGGTCCGCAACTTATGAATTATGCGGATATTGAGATGATTCAATCTGTGGATAGACTTGCTAGAAGCGAAACAGAAGATGTTTATAACTTAAAAAGTAAGCATGGGAAAATGAAATTTGTTTATGTGAAATATCCAAATTCGTATGAATTTAGGATTATATTACCTAATAGCGCAGTCAAATCATTTAAATTTAAAACAGCGTCAGAGTTGCACAAAATATTCTATTCAATAATGGATATGTTAGAAAAGAAAAACGGGACTTAAAGTCCCGTTTTGTTATTTCATCTTGAATGTCTTACCTTGCTGAGAAACATTCGCCATCGGTTTCTTATTTTCATTATATAATGGCTCAATTCCCAAATATTGATACCAAGAAGAGTGTTTGATCTTAATTGGAACTTCCTGCTTCCAATTTTGAACAAGGTGGTAGTAATCAGGCTTGAAAGGAGGGCGCTTCGGCTTGATAAGCTTGTGACCCTTCTTTGAATTGCAGTGATAGCAAGAAGTTACACAGTTTTCAAACGTAGTCTTACCTCCTAGCTTACGCGGGATAACGTGGTCGATTGTAAGATCATCAAAATCAAACACTTCATCACAATATGCACATTGGAATAAGTCCCGCAAGAACAAATTGTATCGTGAAAACTTGACAGCCTTCTTATATCTGAATTGCTCTGTAGAAACTGCAACTGCAGGTACAGCTAGAGACAAATGTTCAGAACGGATAAACCAATTGTCATACGTTTCCAATACTTGCAGCTTGTCTAAACACTGCAAACGAATGGCATGCTTCCAGCTGATTACAGATAGAGGAAGTATGGAAATTGGTTGATAGCTTTGATTTAAGATTAACACGTCCGACATAATGCACCTTTTGGTTAAATAATTATATACAACTATTTACTATACACTAACTACATGATATGAGCAATAAAAACGAACAAACAATTGTAAAAACGCCACACAAAAAGGAAGAATTCACATTCGACCAAATTATAGAATTGCAAAGATGTATGGATCCGGTTTTGGGCCCGCACTATTTCTTAAGTAATTACTACTATATTCAGCACGCAACGAGGGGTTGTATTCAATATAAACCATTTCCTTATCAAATTGGGCTAATAGACACTTACCATAATAATAGACATGCTATTGCACTTATGGGCAGACAAATGGGAAAAACAGCCACGGCTGCAGGATACTTACTTTGGTATGCGATGTTTGTACCTGACTCAACGATTTTAGTTGCAGCCCACAAATACATCGGTGCTCAGGAAATTATGCAGCGTATCAGATTCGGGTATGAACATTGTCCAAACTTTATTCGTGCTGGTGTTCCTAGCTATAACAAAGGTTCTATAGATTTTGATAATGGCTCTCGCATTATGTCTCAGACAACTACTGAAACAACAGGTCGAGGTATGGCTATTTCTTTATTGTATTGTGACGAGTTTGCATTCGTCCCACCAAACAAAGCGAAAGAATTCTGGACATCAATTTCTCCTACCCTTGCAACTGGCGGTAAAGCAATTATTACATCAACTCCTAACTCAGACGAAGATCAATTCTCTCAAATCTGGAGAACTGCACTTAAGACTATTGACGAATATGGCAATGACATAGGAATAGGTCGTAATGGTTTCAAAGCATTCAAAGCTGTATGGAATGAACATCCAGAACGCGATCAAGGTTGGGAAAATGAGCAGCGTGCAAGCGTCGGCGACGAACGCTTTGAACGAGAACATAACTGTGAATTCATTATTAATGATGAAACACTCATTTCTCCTATGAAGCTTCCGACATTGATGGGAATTGAACCTGTCGATAAGATTGGCCAAGTCAGATGGTATAAACAACCTAAGGCAGGATTTACTTATGCTGTAGCTCTAGATCCGGCAATCGGAACAGGCGGTGACTATGCAACAATTCAAGTCGTTGAACTTCCTACATTGATTCAAGTGGCAGAATGGCAACATAATAAAACTCCTGTAGAAAAACAAATCTCTATTTTGAATGATATTACAACACATCTTTGTGAAATTGCTGGGGATGACAAAGTATATTATAGCTTAGAAAATAATACTCTAGGTGAAGCTCATTTAGTTGTTATTCGAGAAATTGGAGAAGAAAATATCAAAGGATATTTCTTAAGCGAGCCATATCGTCCAGGACAACAACGACTTTATAGAAAAGGTTACAATACAACGAATAAGAAGAAACTTGTTGCGTGTAACAAATTTAAGAGTTTAGTTGAGAAAGATAAGCTCACAATAAACAGTAAGAATTTGATATCAGAATTGAAGAATTTCGTGGCAGATGGCACTGGTTATGCAGCAAAACCAGGCGAAAATGATGACTTAGTTACCGCCATGTTACTTTGTGTGTCTATGATACAACAATTGCAAAATTTTGATGCTGATATCGATACTGCTATCAAAGAAGGTTTAGATGAGGATATGGAAATGCCATTGCCATTCTATATTGGAAGCACGCCCTTCTCGGTCTAAAACTAATAAATATAGTATCAAAGAGAATTTTTAATGAAAAATATTGACGACATTGCAGAGAAGCTATTTGGGAAAATCAGATCAAGATTCCCTCGTATCTCATTAGGTAAAGAAGATGCAAAAGCAACCTCTCTGCCACGAGAAGCAAGATTTATCAACTTCGATTTTGAATTTGATGGCAGTGACTTAGGTAACGTAACAATTTCTTTGAACGATCAAGATTCACTGAAAGTATATTACGGCTCAAATGTTACAAAAAATTTGACTGATCCTCACGCAAAAGAAAAATGGTTTGGATTTTTGAAAGAGTTACGGTCTTTCGCAAAGATGAATATGTTAAGTTTCGATCCACGCGATATCGGGAAAGGTAATATGCAAGTTAATGATATTCGAAATCTTGCAAATACTAAACAAGCGTATACGATGAGAGAGAGTATTGAACCTCTCAAGGGAACTTCTAAGACTAGCTATCAAAACTTTGGCCCAATTAAACTTGTAATCAAACATTCAGACAAAGTAGATGAAGGCGTCAAAGGCGCCAGAACTCGCAAGATTGATTCAATTTACTTAGAAACAGATGAAGGCGAAAGATTCAAAATGCCATTCAAGAAGTTGGGTGGTGCTAGGGCGATGGCTCGTCATCTTATGAATGGCGGCCAAGTTTATGATGATTTCGGACGTCATATCAACAATATGATTAGCGAAATGAGTGATCTAGCACACTTTGTTAGAAAGACAAAAAATACTGTATATGAAGATAGCGAAACGACAGATATTGTTGAAACTGCTATAGATCATTATTATGATATGCATAAGAAGCTTTCAAGCTATAAGGGGCAAAAAGGATATCAACGTGCATTAGAAGATATCAATGGTTCCCAAGATGGTGGCGCAGCAATGAGTGCAGCAAGATCACCGAATGATTCGGGATCAGCTATCGGAACAGTAAAGCCAGATTATGATCGTTTTGCAGAATCATTGAAAGACAAATTTACACGTAAATCATTTGATGACAAATTTGAAGCAGCATTGCCACACATTGCAAGAGCGTATGCAAATAAGAAACATCGTGATACAGCAATGGAAGCAACTATGAAATCATTCATTCGCACTCCAAATATCACTAAAGATCCAGTGAAGATGGATAAATTTAAGGAAATGAAGGATGTAATGAAGATGGAAAACAAATCTTCATTAGCTACTAGAATTTATGAATTTATTGAAGTCAATGAGGATAGCCCAGAAGTTAAAAACTTAGCACGTTCAGCAAAACGTTGGTCGTCAAACTTAGAAGAATCAGAGAGCAGAAAAATATTAGCACTTGAATTTGCAAAAGCATATATGGGCTCATTGCGAACAAACAAAAATCAGGAAAAAGCAATTCAAGAATTTGCTAAATCTATCGAAAGATTATCAGAAGGCACTTGGGCTATGCCAGACACTGAAGCTAAGGTGAATGAGCTTCAAACTATATTAGAAAAGCCACTTGAATTTGGAGTGGACGGAAATAATGCGAGTTCGGCACTATACAATGTTCTTGGCGATGAGGGATTATTTGATGAACTATATTCAGGATCAAAGCATTCTGGGCCTGACGCCGACGCCCGCCCCATGATTGAATGGTGGATTCGTCACAACATGCCTGATTTAGTACAGCAGCTAGATTTCAGTCGTATGAAGCAACAAGATCGTAAAAAGAAGAAGGCAACAGAATCAATCCAGACTGAAGAAAAGACGGCAGTGATGGAAGATATGAAACGTTTAGCAGGACTATAAATCTAAATCAGTTGTATGGTAAAATGAAACAGCCTTAATGTTATGTTAAGGCTGTTTTTCTTTGTATTTGTGTTGCTATGATAAATACTATTAGTATATAATACATATACAGTTGATTGATGAGCAATGAGGCTCGCAATCATCCGGAAAATTTAAACATATAAGGAGATTTTTCCATGGGAACATCACTAGCAGAAATCCGTGCCAAGCTAAAAGCGCAACAAGACAAGCTAGGCAATAATCAAAAAAATACAGACACAATTCTTTTCGCACACTGGAACATCCAAGAGGGTGATACAGCTTCAGTGCGATTCCTACCAGATGCAGATTCCTCAAATGACTTTTTCTGGGTTGAAAGACTTCAGATTAAGCTGCCTTTCGCAGGCGTAAAAGGCAAATCCGATAAACCAGTCGTAGTTACTGTTCCTTGCGTTGAAATGTGGGGAGAACATTGCCCTATTTTAGCTGAGGTTCGCACTTGGTTCAAGGACAAGGCTTTAGAAGATATGGGTCGTAAGTATTGGAAAAAGCGCAGTTATATTCTTCAGGGTTTCATTCGTGAAAACCCAAATAAAGATGATGTTACAGAAAATCCTATTCGTAAATTGTTGCTAACACCTGAGCTATTCAAGCTTGTCCGTGAAGGCATCATGAATCCTGAAATTGAAGAAATCCCAACTCACTTTGAGCAAGGGCTTGATTTCAGAATTAAGAAGGGATCTAAGGGTGGTTATGCAGACTACAGCACAAGTAATTGGGCTCGTCGTGAAAGTGCATTGACTAGTGAAGAACATGAAGCAATCGAAAAGCATGGTCTATTTGACTTGAAAACATTCTTGCCAAAGAAGCCAAACGAAGTAGAATTGCAAGTAATGAAGGAAATGTTCGAAGCAAGTGTCAATGGCGAACCATATGATTTAGAACGCTGGGGTCAATACTTCAAGCCTTTTGGTATGAAGGATGATTCTGATACAGCAGGTGCAGAAGCTTATGCAACTCATAATCAGGTTGAAAAAGAATATCACGCACCAAAATCAGACGTTTCTGTGACTACAATCCCAGCACGTAAAGTTATTGAAAGTCATGATGACGAAGATGTTAAGGCACCAGTCGAAGCATCTGGAAATAATCAAAAAGCGCAAGACATTTTGGCTATGATTCGTAATCGTAAGAAGGACTAATCAGTAGTTGTGTGCATCACAGAGTGACGACTATCAATAGAGGTTGTCACTCTTTTTTATAGGATAAAATAATATGGCATCAGAATTTATTCCTACCTGGTTGTATATAAAACAGCATAACGTGACTGGATTGAAATATTTCGGAAAGACCACTAAAGATCCATATAATTATAAAGGATCCGGACAATACTGGAAGAGGCATTTGAAAGAACACGGAAATGACATTACTACAGTTTGGATTGAATTATTTAGCGACAAAGAACAACTGGTAGAATTTGCTGAATTTTTTAGTGATTTTAATAATATTGTCAGTGCCACTGACAATGCAGGTAAAAAGATATGGGCGAATTCTGTTCCTGAGAATGGCTTGGATGGTGGCCAAAATGCGGGATTTCCTAGTCCCTTAAAGGGCCGTCCGACTGGGCGTGACTCAGTATGGAAAGGTAAAAAACGACCTGAGCATTCTGCCATCATGAAAGGAAGGAAGCAGGATCCTAAGCATAGTGCAAAAATATCAGATGCACTTACAGGCTTAGAAAGAACAGATGACCATTGCAAAGCAATATCTGCTGCTAAGAAAGGTGTTCCTAATCCTAAGCTTTCTGAAACGTTAAAATCTAGAAAAAATACTACCACTAAAGGTATGAAATTAACACAATATAAATGTATTCACTGTGGCACAATGGCCAATGGTGGAAATTTAGTGCGTTGGCATAACGATAACTGCAAATTTAAAGACAAAAAGGATAATCATGACCAAACCATTTGACCCAAGCAAATTTAGAAAATCAATAACTAAAAGTATTCCAGGTATTAGTGCTGGATATAATGATCCAAAAGATTGGATTAGTACAGGAAATTTTGCTCTTAACTACTTGATAAGTGGCTGCTTTAATAAAGGAATCCCACTCGGAAAAGTTACAGTATTCGCAGGAGATTCTGGAGCAGGTAAGAGTTACATCTGTTCTGGTAATTTGATTAGACATGCTCAACAGCAAGGAATTTTTGTTGTCCTGATTGACAGTGAAAATGCACTAGATGAAGCATGGTTGCAAGCACTGGGCGTCGATACAGACGAATCTAAGATGCTAAAGCTTAATATGGCGATGATTGATGACGTTGCAAAGACTCTCAGTGATTTTGTTAAGGATTACAAAGAACTGCCAGAAGAAGATCGACCAAAGGTTTTATTTGTAGTTGATTCATTGGGCATGTTGCTTACTCCGACTGATGTGAATCAATTTGAAGCAGGTGAAATGAAGGGTGATATGGGTCGTAAGCCTAAGGCTCTAACTTCATTGGTTCGTAATACTGTTAATATGTTTGGTAGTTTGAATATTGGGCTTGTTGCAACCAACCATACCTATGCCAGTCAGGACATGTTTGATCCAGATGATAAGATTTCTGGCGGCCAAGGATTCATCTATGCAAGTTCTATTGTAGTTGCAATGAAGAAATTGAAACTCAAAGAAGATGAAGATGGTAACAAAACATCTGATGTGAATGGTATTCGTGCAGCATGCAAGATTATGAAAACACGATATGCAAAACCATTCGAATCTGTGCAAGTCAAGATTCCATATACAACAGGTATGTCTCCGTATTCTGGTTTATTTGACATGTGCGAACAAAGTGGGGTGTTCAAGAAAGAAGGAAATCGGTATTTGTATGTGGATCACAACGGTGAAATTCATAAGTATTTCAAGAAAGAATACGAAAGAAATGAAGATGGAATTCTTGATTTGGTTATGAAAGAATGGACTCAACTTCCGACAGAAGAAGATGATGAGGACGATTTACAAGTTGAATCTAATGTGATACAATCTACTAACAACGAATAAGTTGAAAAATCTCGGGGATATAAATGATTGATATTGATGTTATTATTGAGGTGTATCAGACTGTTAAAGAGTATATTCCTGCGAAGGATAGACAAGCAGCCGTGGATCACTTGGTCGGGGTGGTCTGTGATTTTGATGTTACGGATCACGATATCAAAGCATTAGCAGGTGTGGATTCGTATATGAAACGAGCAATCGAGGAATATATTGGTGAAGAAGTGGATGCTGATGAAGAAGATAGCGAAGACTATTAAAAATGTTTTACAATAAAATTGTGCGTGATTTGTCTGCATTGCCAGACTTTATTGACTACTACGAAAAAGAACTAGATGAAGCAAAGAAAGAATGCGGCATCAAAGGTAGCTTGGAAAAAAGCTTGAGTCAGTTGCCTGGCATCACAGAACACAGATTCAATCAACTTCAAGAAGTGGAGGCTGTATTGGAATATCTGAATATTCAATTACGCAAAGTGCATAAGAAGCACTTCAAAACTTATCTGGAAAATTATCCACGTGCATTGACTAGCAGAGATGCTGAGAAATATGCGGATTCGGAGGATGAAGTTATAGATATACAAGTTTTGATAAACGAAGTTGCATTATTGAGAAATAAGTATCTAGGTGTCCTTAAAGGTATTGAAACAAAGAACTGGACTCTAGGGCATATTACGAGGCTCAAAGTTGCTGGATTGGATGACGCATCAATATAATAACTAACTTTTTAAAATTAAATCCCGATAAATAATACTATCGGGATTTTTTTATGCGAATTTATGAAATAGAGGATTATAATGATCCTAACTCTAAAATGTATTATGAACCTAAGGGATTAGTGGCCCCAGAACTTGAAAGTATCAAACACCTTGCTGACATTATTAAACAAGATTGCCAACAGATACTTAAAGTTTATTATGATAGCCATCTTAGTTGGATATATCGAGGCGAACACACAAACGAATCTATTTTTTCGAAAAGGATACGACCAGATCGCCGTCCAGTGGGCGGAGAGAATGACATGGAGAAACATGAAATATTAGCAAAATGGATGGAATCTAAAGGAGTTCATGCAACACGTAAGAATTCTATTTTTGGTTCTTGCCAACAAGAAGTGGCTGAAGGTTGGGGTTCGAATGTATATGTAGTATTTCCCAGAGATGGTTGGTGGGCAAGTTGGGTAGAAAATGTCAGTGAAAATAGTTATTCATTCTATCCATATAGTGAGTTATGGTGGAATGCTGAAACAGCAGCCGGCAGAAGCCAATTTGCACCTGACGGAAAGAAAATAAGTAAAGCTGAAGCATATACAAAATTACTTGATGACTATTTCCCGCAGCATCCTATAATTGACACTAATAATATTTCGCAAGTTTCTAAATATTTAAATAAAAAGCCATATGAAATTTTGATTACAGGTGATAGCTATATTGGTATTAATTTGAAAATTATGAAATCGTCAGTTGGCACTAAATTAACGGAGTTACTATTTTGAGAGCAATTGAACTAACTGAGTCTGTAGGTCTAGCCAACAGAAAGCCCGGACAGCAATTCACCAACGAAGCCGGCGAAACACTGACATTCAAGACATTAACATTCTTCCCTGTTGAGGGTCAATTTGACAGTCCTGACGAAAGAGATAATGCTATCGAAGAACAGCGTGCATCATTACAAGACGAAGATGATGTAGAAGAAATCGAATGGACAAACGACCCGTCGGGACGATTTCTAGCATTTGGTCTGTGTAAATTTTCTGACGATGATGGCAAGACACGAGTGTTTGGCCGATACTTTAATAAGATTTCAAAGATCCGCACACAGAATAACTGGCCAAACAATACGTTACCAGATGGATTTAAATTTGCAAGTGCAGCATCATCAAAATCTCGTAGCGGATTGATGCCGCAAGATGTATTGACTGGTATGGAAGATTTGCTACCAGAAAGCATCGTAACAGACATTGAAAATAAGTTTGGTGCTGACAGCGGATTAGCTGAAGCAGCGCATCATGTAATGAATGGCATTGGGTTCCCTATTATTATTCCTAACCCAGACAAATCATTAGAAGTAACGGCTGTTCGTGATTATTTCTGCGAAATGATCCATCCTATCGCATTGATTAAGGGCGTCTATACAGGTAATGCAGGTGACGCTGCAAGAAAATATTTAGGTGCAGACGGATTTGAATCATGTAATATTTCTTTTTCATCAGGAAAAAATGAGGGTTTGTTTGATAGTTTATTAATTGCCCCAGATGGAAAAAAAATCAAGGTAAGTTCTAAGGGTGGTATGGGTGCAACGGCATCTGCTACTAATCTTTATAACAGCATTATAGATTTAGTGGGCCTGATTGGAACAAAGCCATTCGAAAAATATCGTCAGGACTTAGAAATCATTCGCATCATTGCAGAAAACAGTCAAGTTGAGGGTCCGTTAAAACTTGCCGAATATTATGGATTGCTCACTGAGAAAGAAACTGATCAATGTAGGATGCTCGCTAAGACACAAGATCCTACTACACTTAACGGACGAATGAAAGCAATGTATAATGCAACTCCTGAGACTGAAAAAACAGTCCCATTTTATAAGATGTTAGCTACGATAGCGGCATTAGTAGCTGGATATGTGAATAAGAATACTGGATTTGCTGCGGCAGCTAGTTTCGTGTTGAATAATGATGCCCTCGTGCAAGTATATACTGAAGCAAAACAATCTGGTGATAATATCGAAATCACAAATTTCAAAACCGTATTCCCAGCTGAACTTGCCACAGGAGTTGAATTATCAGCCCAAAAGACATACTATAGTTCAGGCATAAAAGGGCGCATGACATTTAAAATACTTAAGAGCAAATAATATTACAATTACCTTACAAAGCCTTTGTTGTATTTTTGCAACAAGGGCTTTTTCTTTGGGTAAAATATGCTACAATGCAGCATATTATGGAGATTTAATATGCGACAAGGATATCAATTGTTTTTGGCTGCAATGCTAATTGTAACTTCAGCTATGTTAATTCATGCAAAACAACGTGAAATGCAGTATGAGAGAATTGCAAATTGCTTGACGGCAGTAAGCGATTCTAGTATTGTAAATAACATCCAAACAACTCCCGCACAAGTCTATGTTTGTTGGATTCAAAATCAATAATGTTGTAAGAAAACAACGGCTATTGACAAATTTCTCTAGATAATGTAGAATGTATGTTACATTAACCAGAGGAGTTTTTATGTTCGAGTCAATCGACATTAAGCGTGTCAAGAATGGATTTGTTGTGTCAGTAATTGAATCGGACACTGGCGAATTTAGTGAATTTGTATTCTCAAATTCGAATCAAGTAATGAAATTTCTTAAAACTCAATTCAAAGTTACTACTGAGGAATAAAATGGCAATGCCTGCGTATAAACTCAAGCATGCTGGATTTATCCCAAATAAACTTCCTCCACCTCCTGAATATAAGGATGATTAAAATGGATCGCATTGTTACACCAGAAATCAAAGAAAATACGTCGATCGGAACCAAACTCACGAAGTTTGCGCGTTATTGGGTATTGCCTACCGTTGTTGGCGTCGCAGGGTTATGGGCACTTAAACTTCAAGTTAGTGGAGACGGCGCAATTATTATCTCCACTGTTCTCAACATGCTAGGAATTTATCTTATCATTTCAGCAAATGAATTATACAAGAAGGATTGAACATGTTTTCTTTTCTTAGAAAAACTTTCAATATACTGAAAGTCGGCTTTGTGTCTCGCATCTATATGAATGCAATTGCGTGCATGTGCTTAGGACTATCGATAGGCACACCAAGTACAATTTTTAAATTTGTTTTTGTAGTTGCTGGTGCTTTGATTCTTGCTGAAACATGGTTTCAATTCGGCTTTAGGCGAGCCACTGTTATTAACGCACTCAAAAAATAAGGAAATATCATGAAAGTATTGCAATATGTTGCATCACTGTTTGTTGTCGGTCTCGGAATTTTTATTATTCAACATTCATTGGATAGTAATTTCTTTGTTCAGTGGGGTCTTTCTTTTGCTGGCCTTATGCTTATCTTGACTGGAATCGATTGGCGTAATAAATTGTGGGTGAAAGATCATGTTTGAAAATTTCAACGGATTTAAGGTTGCATTGTTTATGGTCAGCGGATTATCCCAATGGGCAATTATCATTGCTGGCTTTGTTTTCTTTATCAAAATGATTGTAGTATTTTCTGGCTTTAATGTTGCAATGCTATTTTTGTGCATTGTTAGTTTTTTTCTTACTGTTATATTGCATCCAATTTTTCAGCTATGTGCAATAGGTCGAGAAATGGAAATTAACGAACACCGCAACTTAGAAAATCAATAATGTTTTATTTTTAGAGGTTTAATATGTCTTTCGCTCGCAATATTACTCTTGATATAGTTAAGAAAGCTATTCAAGGAAAAGATGAATTCCGTATCTTCGAACGGGATGGTTTCGTCGTGGTCGATTATTTGATTACGAAAGCAGATACCTTTATGCATGAAGATCCAGAACTTCAAAAAGTCTTGCGTGAATTGCGAGGAATTGCATTTTCTGCTGATGGATCGCATGTTATTTCTCGGCCATATGATAAGTTTTTCAATATTGGAGAAAAAGAAGAAACTCTCCTTTCGAATCTCGACTTTACGCAACATCATGTTGTTTTGAATAAGCTTGATGGATCAATGATTCGCACGATTCCTGTTTATGATGGAAAATCGTTTCGATTGGGAACGCGTGCTGGATTGACTTCTGTTTCTATGCAGGCAGAAAAGTTTTGGGTTCGGCCAGAAAATTATTCTCGTTATCAAGCACTGTTCAAGTGGTGTGAAGAAATGGATGCCACTCCGATTTTTGAATATGTCGGACCTTCGAATCGTATTGTTTTGCATTACGAACAAGAAGATTTGATTTTAACTGCTGTACGTAATCGTATGACAGGAGAATATGTTGATTATCAAAATCTAAAAGATTTTGGTCAATATCATGATGAAATCAATGTGGTTCAAGTATTATTTGATTCGTCAGAAAATTTGACTGATCGTATCGCTAAACTTGAAGGGCTTGAGGGAGCAGTTGTTCGCTTCGAAAATGGCTTACAAGTAAAGTGTAAGGCTGATGATTACGTTGATAAGCATCGCGCTGTTTCACAATTGAAACTTGAAAAGGATGTGTTGAAACTTATTTTCACAAATGCATTGGATGATGTATTGCCAATATTGAATGAAGATGTGCGTAAGCAAGTTGAGCAATATCGTTCTAAGGTTGTTGAAAAAGCGGCAGAGTTTGAAGTTCGCTTGTATGAAAAATACAAGGTTATCTGCGATACTATCGACAAGGAGTTGATGCAAAATTATAATGGTGATGAAAGCGAAAATGATCGTGAGGTGCGTAAACAATTCGCATTAGTAATTCAAGGAAATGAGCGCTATCAACGCGATTCAAAATTTTTGTTCAATTTGCTCAAGAATGGTGAAGTGGATGTCCCAGAATTCATCGTATCAAAATGTGGAACTCAAGCAACAGTCGAATCAATCCGTCATATAATCGGAACTCAGAAGTTGTGGGAAATTTCGAATGACGCTGACTGATTGGCTAAAGAAAACGTGGATGAAGTATAGTCCACGTTTTCTTTGTAAAGAACTAAGACGACAAGAAGAAATTCGTATTGCTGAACTAGCAACAATAGACGAGTATGTTAAAAAACATGAAATGTTCTTCACGTTGAAAGGACTAACAATTAGCACGTTTGAGTACAATCCTAAATATCGAGGTACCAAACCTTCAAGGTGGGTGGGTTATGTAGAAGATAATAACGGGCAAATGCTGACTAGTTATTGTTTGGCAAAAACTGTAATAGAAGCAAAACAAGAAGCAATTTACAAGTATTATAGACAATATGGACCACAAAAAAATTAAACTCCTTGTTGCGCTACATGGTTGGAGAGTTCGCTGTAGGGCAACATATCAAGCTAATCTTGAATATCAACACGGAACTATAGGTAATGAGCCATTCATTGATGTGCAATACGCTTGGTTAGAAAACAGCGAAGGGAAACACTATTATAGCAAGAATTTTTCAGAACAATATCCACTTTGCTTCGGAAAAACTAGAACACAAGCAATAAACAATCTACTCGATTATTGGTATGAAGTTAACAAACACACTCTGGAGAAATAATGTCAGATAAAATCATTACGTTTGCAAAATCACTTACTGTTGGTGTTAGAGGATATAAAGATTTGAGCATCGAAGATCCTCAATTGTCTTTCATGACCCCAAATACAATCGATTCAGCTTATCAGAAACGTTTAATAACGTTAAAGAGTTGGTGTAATGCCGGTAGGACATACAATTATACAACTAAGCAATATGAAGGCACTCAAGACACGAATAATTTGCATGAACTAGATAATAGTCCGACGACTGGTTTTAGAATTATGAATGCAACCAGTCGTTATTCTACTGATAACAAATTCTTTAGATTGATTGACCCTAGAGGTTATGTTCTCGAAATCTCAACTGGCAATCTTGAAGTTATTCTACAAACGAGCGATATCCTTAAAGGTGGCTATATCGCTGAGCCATGTGTTTGGGGTCGTCAAGGAAATAATAACGTATTGGTAGCAGTTTCTTCAGAAGCATATGCAAAATCTATTAAGTTTGCAGAAAAGAATACTTCAAAATTTAGTGATTTGACTGTTGGCGATATTGTTAAGTTTAAAGACGGATCAGAAGATATCTATCTTGGAGAATATGTTGCAATTATTTCTCAACGAAAAGATTTAAATCCCACACGAGGAAATACTTTTTATTCTGGTTTTGGCGGAACACGTAATCCGACCAAATATGAACATGCATTGAGTAAGACTGAAAAATATCACGCGTTTAAATCTAGCAAAAGTACTAGTTTTCAACTTGCTAAAAAACTAAAACCATGTGTCATTATCGGAAAGACAGAAGAAAAAATCGAAGATTATTACAAGAATGGTCAATCGATTTATATTCGTATGCCGTCAAATGATTATTCGAAATCAGTTCATGGTATTTTTAAATCGAGTATTGGTATTCAAGATTTCCAATATGTAATGGATTTGACTGAAAAAGAAATCGATTTAAACGATAGCAATGCAAGAAATTCAACTCAATATATTGTGCATAATGAAACAATGCAAATTGTTGAAACTTATATTAGCAGAATTCATGCAGATTTAATTAACGATGGATATAATGAAATCATTTATAATCCATTTACGCCAACTCAATATAATACCGTCGAATGTAATCTTTCTAGAAAAGAGCCGTTAGAAGTTAAAAAATGCACGTTTGTTACTGGATTAAAGATTGTAGCAAATACCGATTTAGGTAAAATTACATTGAAAGAATCTGTGTAAGGATTGTAATGTTGTAAAAATACAACAATTGGGAGATTTTGGGTGACCAAATCTCCCTTTTTGTGTATAATAGACTTATTCGATAAGGAGATTGACAAATGCAAAACATTGACTATATGCAAGTGGTTCCGATGGTTCGTGATAATGCTGATTTTGATCAAGCTGCGAGGGATGCAGGTTGGGAAGGAGCTGCTGATTTGCTTGATACAGAATTCAATCTTGATGAACACGATTTTCTTGAAAGCGCGTTTTTTATGCTCGATTGTTACTATCCTGTCGGCGATGCACTGAGAATCGGTGATATCACTGTAATGAACACGATGGGTAGTGAAAATGAGCGTAATCGCTGGTATCCTTGTGATTATGTTGTTTATACTGACAATACTGGTGCTCTTTTTATTGAAAGCGACGGTAGCTTTTAAATGACAAAATCAGATTACAATAAAATTGAATTAGAATTAATTTTAAAAGGCTATGCGCTTGATTCATTTCATGCTCCAATTGGATACGGTTGCTACTTGATTATTAATAATCAAACTAAAGTAAAAAATAAGTACGATCAAGAGCAATTATGTACAGCAGTTTTTAAAGAAAAAACAGCGAGAAAACGAATGCTTAAGTGGTATTTGAAAAATCGTGCTGTTGTTTCTACACAACAATCCCATTGACTTATTTGTCCAAAAGAGTATAATATACTTATTCGATAGGAGATTGCAATGGTAGTTTCTGATGATGTTCTCAAGGATAATGGTTTGACTAAGATCGAGCGAATCGAAGGTACTGGATTTGTTATCGATACTGAAGGTGTATCGCATGTATTCATTACAGATGAATTACTTGCAATTCTAACGCAATTTGCAGTTAGTGAAAATCACTCTAACTAAATCTGAGGATTACAAAATGCTAACGAAAGCTGATATTGTGAAGTTGCTCGAAACTAACGACAAAGCTATTGCTCGTGCGCTTGTCGTCCTAAACAATAATCAAACTGTCGCTGAACAGCGATCAGAAGCCACGATCAATCGCAATGGCGAAGGTTTTCGTCCTTGTCATGCTCGTATGGGCACTTCGATGGCAGAATTTTATCAAAAGCGTGGCTTTCTTTCTCCTAAACAAATTGCATATTGGCGTGTAAAAGACAAGAATGGTGATATGCGCCTTGCAATTTATTGGCGGCAACTTGCCGAAGCTGCTGAAGCAAAGAAAGCTACACAAGTAGCTAAGCCTGCTGAACCTGTCTCTGAAGTGCATGATGATATCCGTATGAAAAATTTTGCTGCTGAACAAGAACGCCTTGACGAACAAAAGGCAGAATTTTTTAAGAATATTGCTAAGAACCGTCTTGAAGGCCGTGTATGATTGATCTTGAAAAAGCGAAAGTTGAGCTTGCTTTGCATGGATTGACGTTTTTGCTCACGACTTGGAAGTTTGCTTTTGATGATTACGATTCAGATTCGTATAGTGTAATAATCATTCCGATCGACTCAAGAGAAGGTGATACAAAATATTATGCAATCAATACGAATCTAATGAAAGCTTATGAAGAATCATTCACATTGTGGAAAAATCGTGGACGTTGAAAAGAAATTGCTTGTGCTTTCATTGAAAGGATGGTCTTTAGTGAAGTCTAGAAGCGGAGATAGGTATTGGTTTGAGTGTGACAAGTTTGTGATAAACGAGACTGATGACCTAAAGCTTTTTCAAGCAACATTGTCAGATGCGAAAGAACAATCGATAGAACGTTTAGAGATATACATTGATGGAAATTGATAAAGAAAAATTTAAATTAGTGTTGGCATTGTCTGGTTACATCTTAATAGAAGAACCAAGCTGCTGTTGTGATGGGGCATATTGCGGTATAATGTATGCTTACGATAACGATGATAGTAATGCTCGATATAATCGAGTAGTTGTAGGAGAACTATACGTCTTTTCTGATAATGAAGAATCTGCATTTCAAGAGGTATACGAAAAATGGACTTTGAGAAATTCAAATTAGAATTAATCCTTAAAGGCTTTAAGTTAGACCATCAAGCTTATGATTCTGGAAGTTCTACTAAACAATTTTACGCTAGAATTGTGCCAATGGATCTTGTGTATTATGACGCCGATGAAGAAATTGCTGATAGAAATAAACGGTTAGGTCTTTTAAGTGAAACAGGACACTGGATTTATTTTTCTTGGGGTCAAACCGAACAAGAAGCAATTAACAATGTATATTTGACATGGACTATGAAAAAGAAATCTTAAAGCTTAACTTGATGGGTTTCGAAATTAAGACTATCCGCGCCGGTGTTACAGGACACTGTTATTCTTTAGTGGTAGATATGGATGAGACATGGAATATGGATCCTGAATTTAGAGCGACGCCATTTCAATCAAAAGAAGAATCAATCAAAAATGCTGTAGATAATTTCCTTCGTTTTTACAAACCAATGAAAAAATATGGATATCTTGAAAATTAAGTTAGCATTGTCTCTGCATGGTCTTCAGATTCATTCTGATGAATCTATAGCTGAGGATTATTATGCTAGAATCGAACCGATCGGGTATCATATTGGAATGAAACTCCCAGACTACTTATTGACTGACGCTGGAAATAGATACAAGTATTTTGATTATGGCAACACTAAAGAAGAAGCATCATATAAGGTATATCAACAATGGATATCGAGAAATTCAACTTCATCTTAGCATTAACGAAACCTAATTATAAATTAGACGTGTTTGTATCATATAATGGTCCTTGTGCTAGAATTAGGTTCTACGGAATCGGAACCCCAGACGAATTAACTGATGGCTGCCGATTCAGATATTTTTCTTACGGTGACACATTAGAAGATGCAGCTAACAAAGTGATTGAACAATGGAATTCGAGAAAATAAAATTAGCGTTAGCGCTCAAAGATTTTGATATAGTTATTTTAGGTAATAATGGGTCTGATAGATATTTAGGATATCTTGTGCATGCTGATACTTCGGATGGGCATGGATATAGAGAAAATGTCTTAGACAAAGACGGTAAAAAGATTGTTAGAATCGCTGGTACAATGGACGAAGTTGCTGATAAACTATACAAATGGGTGGTAGCAAATGTCTCTAAGAAATAGGAATAATAGGCAGATTAAAAAGCTTGCTAAGAAGAAAGTGTTTTATTATAAAAGTGATAAAATTTTTAGGGTTGTCCCTGCTCATACATTGGATGTCCACTGGTGGGATGCATTTGAAGGAGACAATGTAAAACAGTTTATGTCGTTAGATAATGCTGAAACAGCATTGAATAAGCTACCAGTAGGTAGTTACATTATATTTTATGAATACGATAAAGAAAATAAAGACGACATGTGGCAATATTTTATGAAAAGCCGTTGTTCGAATTGTGACAGGAAATGCGGTGATCGAAAATTTAAAATGAAGAGGAAATTCGGAAAAAATTTCACTATCAAGTTTAAACAACCGACACAATGTGAATTGAAAAATAAATTTAAGGGAATTACTCATTGGGGGAAAGTATGAGTATCAGAGTCTTGAAAGAACATAAACAAGGGGAAGTTTGGACTTGGGGAGAAGTAGTGATTTATACTTTTCTTTTAGTATTCACGATGGGATTTGCATTTGAAGAATATAGACGCGAAATGGCTAGAGAATTTTCATGGAGTTTCATGGGCGGATTCTGGATATTTGTTTTAGTAAATTTGTTATTCTTTATTCCGATGCTTGTGTGCTGCCCTATTACAGTCCCGGCATATATTGCATATCTGCATTGGAGACAAGAAACTGATGCAAAAAAACTAGTTATTAACGCATTGAGAGAAAAATGATCGAAAAAACTAATGTTGATTATACATTTGAAATGGTATTCATGCTTTTCTATCTGGACTTCTGGGAAGAAATTGTGCATAGAACTACATCTGATCTTGGTGAAAGATTGTTTATGTTATTTTTTGCTGTAGTGGCAGTAGCATTGTTTCCTATTTCTCTGCCGATTATTTTTATGATACTTAATTTGAAAGATATTGTTGATGAGCGAGAAATTAATATTTACGGTCTCTCTAAAAAAGAAATTCTAAAAGAACAAGCTAAGGTTTGGTTCTTGCATAAATTTTATGAATATTGGCTAGCAAATGTTTTAGATAACATTAGGTGGACAATCACGGTCGGAATGTTGTATATTTCTGCGCCAATTATGTTTCCTGTGATTTATATTTTCTTTATTTCGACACAAAAACATTTCGCAAAGAAAGAAATTATCAAAGCATTGAGGGCGTAATGAAAACAAATTGGTATGGACTCACGACATTGCAGCATCTGTCTAAGATGGCACAACTTTGGTTTTTCACACCATTTACGAAATATTTTTGGAACGCATTGTTTGAAGATCAACCAGGATTGGGATATATCGGTTTTGGTGTGTTTTTTATGTTTGTGGGGTTTACGATACTTTGGATAAGCACCCCGATTTTGTTTCCGATCGTATTTTTAGTATCAAGACTCTATTGTTACAAAAAATCACGAAAAATGGTAATAAATGCCTTGCGTTCGAAGTAAGTCAGTGCTAATATATAAATATATCAGAGAACTACAGAAGTTCTCAAACCAATCTAACAAAGGAGCTTTGTTATGTCTCAAAATTCAAAAAACGAACGTGTGCTAGCAGGCGAATTGCAGTATCACAAATTTATCAATACTTATTCTGGTGGAGAGTTACTGAAGAAGCATTCTCTTGACGAAGAAGGACTTTGGCAAATTAAGGGAGAAGACCCAAACTGTGATTGGGGAGGTTCTCATCATCAACCTAACTTAGGTATTGTCGATGGTAAATTGGTCGATGTCATTAAGTATGCGGTTGAATTGTCAGGATTCTGGTCTTGGGGTGCTGGTGGCAACATTGTTAAAATTGATAATATCAAAAAAGTAGATAGTCAATCAGCGCGGCGCAGGAAAGACCTTGAAGTGCAAAAATTTGCACTTCAAAAGCAACTCGATGCTATTGACGAGGAACTTAACGATTTTGGTGGTGACGCATATGTCTAAGAAATATAAATTAGCTGCTGTTATTGGTCGCTTCGAGCCAATGCATAATCAACACATTAAGCTATTTGAAAAAGCAGTAAGTATTGCTGACTATTCATTGGTATTGTTGGGAGGAGATCATCGACCGCGCACGATTAAGAATCCACTAACAGTAGTAGAACGGCAAACAATTCTATGTGATTGGGCATATGACAATGATATTGGAGAAGGTTTTGGGTCGATGGGCGTAAATGACTATGTTTATAGTGATTCGGCTTGGGTAACAGAGGTTCAACAAAAGGTTACAGATACATTTAAAAGTCTGTATGGTCGCACCCCGAAGAAAGGTGAGATTTGTCTAGTGGGTTGTGAAAAAGATTCATCTTCATATTATTTGAAAATGTTCCCTCAATGGGATTTGATTGCACTCCCATTGGGTGATACACTTGATTCAACCCAAATTCGACAATTGCTGTTTGAAGGTAAATCACTGAGTTATGTTGCTGGTGCAGTTCCTGAGCAAACATTGAAATTTTTGTCTGAGTTTAGAAATACTTCAAATTTTGAACAACTTGTTAGAGAATATGAATTTATTCAGAAGTATAAACTTGCCTGGGCGTCAGCGCCATATGATCCAGTATTTGTTACAACTGATGCTTGGGTAGTTCAAAGTGGTCATGTCTTGCTTATTCAACGAAAGAAAGAACCTGGGCATGGACTTTGGGCAGCAGCTGGCGGATTTTTGGGTATGAAAGAAACATTGATTCAATCCATGCTTCGTGAATTGCGCGAAGAAACGAAGATTAAAGTTCCTGCAGCAGTACTTGAAGGTAGTATCATTGATTCACACGTATTCGATTCACCAACTCGTAGCATGCGTGGCAGAACTATCACTCACAGTTATCTTATCAAGCTGAAAGATGATAAAGAACTTGCTCATGTTAAAGCAGCAGATGATGCAATGGCGGTAGA